CCACGTTCGTGGAGTGACATTGCAACTACGTGGAAAACGTATGAGTCACACCCGAAAGTAAGAGCGAAAGATAGGTCACTAGAATACAACGAGAAGAAGAAAGCGGCAAGTAAACTGAATACGCGGATTAAACACATGGTATCCCTACTAATAGATCATGGTATGGAGCCTAAACAAGCCGCGAAGACTGCGTGTAAATTGCTTGTAACTAAAAAGGAGAAAACTGATGAGTAGTGTGATTGAGAAATACCCGACACCGAAGGATTACATTGAGGCCGTGCTGGAAAAGCTGGAATACTTGGAATTTCAGACTCTTGCATTTCCTCTGGACATCAAGGTGGTAGCTAATACGATTACTGGCCTTTCGATGCACTGTGCATTGGGTGGTAAGAGTCCGACGTTGGCGGCAATTATCATCTGGTCGGAAGTAATGAATGGATACCTCGAAGTGATGAGAGGGGAGATTAGACACTAATGAAACTAAACATCAAGGTTACATTCACCGATGGTGTTGTCGAGCTATTCGAGAATTGTGATGGTGCGGCAATGAGTGGGCCTGAATCATTCTTGGACGTATTTCAAGACCAAGAGAATGACCATTCATTCGATATGACGAATATCGCGTCAATCGAAGTAATTAATCAGGAAGTAAAGACTAAGGAGTAGAGTCAATGTACGTACTCACATGGACTGACTCCAAGTATGGTAAGCGACATACCGAGGAGTACGAGGATATTCTGGACTTGAAACAGGCAATGCGGGAACTGAGTAAAATTGATGCGAAACTAGTATCCATCATTAAGGTGGTTCTAGTCACTGAAAAGGAGACAACTAATGGAAATCATTCGCAAGAATAGATTCGGAGAGGAATACATTCTCCGGCAAGAGACTGAATATGATGGTACATTGACTGGTCGTACCACGATTCAGACGGGCACGAAGTCGATTACTGTAGATCATACCATCGATAAAGTTAACATGGGATGGTATGCGTGGTTGGTTCAGGGTAAGTTCATTCAGGATGCATTTCCGTTCCTGAATAGTGATGAGCGCGAGTTTCTAATGACTAGTTTGACTACCGATGAATGGGCCAAATTGTTTGGAACTGAAATCGAGAAAGGAGAAAAGAATAATGGATAGTGAGACAAAGATTCTAAAGGCACTGACGGAATTGCAGGAAAAGCATATCAGTAATGATGCTGCACTCTTGCAACTGTGCAAGGAACTTTCCAGATATTGTGGAGAGTTGGATGAAAAGATTATGAGACTTGAGAAGGAAATTAGTGGTACGACTTCTCAGGTTGCAATTCTCGAATCTGATGTAAGAGAACTGAGAGTGAAGATGGACTTGAAGACATCCGTACACTAAATAAGGGAGACTAACTGATGAATGTGACTGAAGTGAAGCCATTGAAACCACTAGACAGTGGAATAGTACTACTAGTGGGAGTAAAGGCAAGTAATTTCGATGACGAGCTAAAGACTCACCCACGAGTAGTGATGTGGGATAGTCAGAATGAACACTGGACTAATAAGGATTTGCCATCGAATACACGCGCGGTATTCATGACACGATTTCTTGGTCACGCGGCATTCGCTAACATCGTAGCTCAAGCAAGGAAGCGACAGATAACAATCTTCAATCCGAATGGTACGGGTATCATTGCGAAGCAGGTACGTGAACTGCTAGCAATCAACTATCCGAAACCAATAGAGGAAGTACAGGAGAAAGTAATCGAAATAAAGGAGACCGAAGTAGTGTCAAATAAGGGTAGGAAATTGGGAGAGAAGGGTAAGTTGAATGCGTTGATTCCATTTATCGATTTCAATAAGAATAATATCGATAATGCGCGTGGGTTCCTTGCTAAGAAAGCAAAGGAACTTGGAATCGAAACGACTGAGGGTTCTATTGCTCAGTTCGTAATGAAACAGCGTCAGAAGCGTGGTCAGGTTTCACCGGAAAAGAAGAAGTCAGTAGAGAGTAAGGACGTAACAGTAGAGATGTTCGATGCAATCATCAAACAATTGCAGGACATGAGGCAGTTTTTCGTAGCGACAGTAGCAGAGAACAATTCGTTGAGGGCGAAGTTGGAGTCTCTGAAGAAAGCATTGGGATAATTATGAACAGTATAAATGTGATTTCACCGTACAAGTATAGAGGTCAGTGGGTATTCGATGACCCGGATAAGGGACTTAAAAAGGAACCGTTCGTAGCCGGCATCGATGTAATCATTGACTTCAAAGTGAAAGGAATTCCTAGAGCAAAGAAGGGATTCAATGTATTGTTTTCCGATAGTGAATTTCCGGGATACGATACAGTACTGACGTGGGTAGGTGCATTTGGTGATGGTAACTGGTATGTCGATAGAGATACTAAACTGATGGGTTGGCTGTGCCCTGCTCTATTGAAGTACTACGAAGCGGCACCGAGGAAAATCTATCTACAGATTAAGGCGAAAGGGAACTAATGGACATCATTCCAGCAAGTAAGAAGAATGTAATCATGGATGCGACCACACTCTCAAGTCTAATGAGTTGTGGTCGCTACTATGATTTACGATTCAATCATCGGTTCGCATCGATGAAGGGAAAGTCGAATAGTCTCGAAGTGGGTTCACTCATTCATAAGGTACTAGAGGTATTTTACAAGCATACCATCAAGGGTTTCAAGCGCGAAGATGCTATTGGACAGGCGATGGCCGCTGGTATTATGTATGTACAGGGATGTCCATACTGCGCGAATGAAATGGAAGGTAAACCTACGTGCGGGCACGAAATCGGTGAGTATCCAGGTGTATCAAATACTCCAGAGAATAACGAGAAATTCATTGTGGGTTGGCGATTCGCACTCGATACGTGTGAACAGTACTTCAAGCACTATATTAATGATGCACTGATTCCACTCGCAGTCGAGCAAGTTAAAGGTGACGTAATCTACGAGGACGATGAAATTCGTGTAATGTGGAAAGCGAAGTTCGACCTTGTAGTCGATACGAATCAAATCGGTATCGTATCGATGGACCACAAGACTTTCAAACAGCGGCGTGATAAGTCTACACTGAGTAATCAGTTTCTTGGTCATTGCATGTTACTGAAATCTCGTAATGTGATTGTGAACAAGATTGGTCTACAGACTACTCTCAAGATTGATGAGAGACTCACACGGGAAGTAGTGAGTTTCAGTTCGGATCGATTGCTCGAATGGCAGGGTGAGATTGTACCGTACTATGCGTACAAGTTCATTCAGTTTCAGGAGACTGGATACTGGCCTCCTGATTACACGCATTGCGATAACATGTTCGGTGCGTGTGCATTCAAGCAAGTATGCGAAGCGAATCGTGACATGCGTGAGGAAGTACTTAGGAACGAGTATCAGTTGGTACCAGTTTGGGACCCAACTAATAAGGAGGAGGAATAATGTACAATCAATACATGCAGACGAACGAAGCGTATCCGACGGAAGCACCATCGATGCAGCACGTATCCATTCGTAAGGAAGTGGAACTCGATGTTGCTAAACTGCAATTGCGACTGGAGATTGGTAAGCAGATGCTTCAGTTGCTTGATGAGAATCCGGTAATCGAGAAGTTCATGAATCTCTCACGGGGCATTCTGTAATCATGTTCTACTACAAGCTGCATGATGGCAGGATTATCAATCTGAATAACATCGTGATTATCGCTCCAATGAAGGCGATGAGTGGAGTGAAACTCACGATGACTGATGGTACTCAGATTAATGTATTGGATGATGAATGGATTGATTTAGACCATCTAATCGATTCATACATCTACAAGAAACTGAGGTAGGAAATGAAGTGGACTACGAGTAAGAAAGAGACGATAGATACGATTTGGGATACCTTGTATGGAAGCGCACTCGCGGGATTAGTAGTGTGGATTCTGTACATGGTGATGTGGCTGATTTCTCTGTAGGAGGAGAAAAGAATGACTGTAAAGAATAGGGAATACGATAAGAGTCTGTGGGGTAAGGGAGAATGGGACAATGAGCCTGACCGCATTGATTTCATTCATGCGGGGTTCAGTTGCATGATGCTCCGTAACATGATGGGAGCATGGTGTGGTTACGTGGGTGTACCGAATACACACCCTGCGTATGGCGTGAACTACAGTGATTACGATACGCCCATACCTAATCTGAATGTGCATGGTGGGTTGACGTATGCCTCACCGTGTTCGGGTACTATCTGCCATACACCTCAAGAGGGTATGCCGGATGATGTGTGGTGGCTTGGTTTCGATACTGGTCATCACATGGATGTATCTCCACTCGATATCGGTAGGATGTTGAGAGATACTTTCGACCCCGGTTTCACTAACGGTGAATACGGTACGTACAAGAATGTCGAGTACGTTACCAACGAAGTGAAGTCACTCGCGGACCAGTTGAAAGAAATGGGGACTAAGTAAATGCCCATTATCGCGTGTGATATCTGGACTACAAGGGAAGGGCAGCAGATTGAGATTAGGCACATGTCCTCATCTCATCTGTTGTCAACTATTCACTTCATTGAGCGTAATCGACTGATGAACGCCGCTGAAGTATATAATGACCAGAATCTCGGTGACGAGAGATTGAATGCGGTTAATTATTACTTGACGTGGCCGATTCAGTACGAAACTCTCATCAAGGAAGCACAGCGTAGAAATCTAATCTACGGTGGGCCGACGGATACTGTCAAGAAGATTGAAGGGAAAAGTTAATGCCGACAATGGATTCAGTTGGTTTCGATGCGCTGTACTGTATGTTCAAAGGAGAGCCAGGTACACGTAAGTCTACCCAAGCACTGAGTTTTCCGGGACCACAGTATTGGTTTTCATGGGATAGGAAGATGAACGGTATCTACCTACCCATGAAAAAGTGGGGTGTAGACCCGAAGTCAGTTACATTTGATGACTACGATGATTGGAACAAGCCCAAGAAAAAGTTGGAAATGTTCCAGACTGACTGTCCATATAAGACAATTGTATTGGACTCGATTACCAGCATGGCTGATATGACACTACGTCAAACTACACGCATGAAATATGGCGTTACTAGACAGAGTGGCGCAGCAGCGGGTAAGTTAGTCGCCGGCATTGCAGTCAATGAAATTGAAGATTACAATGCGGAGTCAGCGGCTATTCAAGAGTTGATTGCATTGACGAAAGATATTCACAGTTACCACAAGGTGAATATCATTCTGATTGCACACGTCGTTCAGGCGGAATATCGTAACACGACGAACAATACAACTCATATCAGTCGGCAGATTGTAACGGCTGGTAAGAAGGTGAGTGCTAAGATTCCTGCATATTGTGGTGAGGTGTATCACTTCAATATCGACCAAGGAATGGTGGTAGGTGGTCAGGGTAAATATACCTGTCTCACTGAACACACTGGTGATGACTTTGCAAGAACTGCATTGGGATTACCAACAAAGATTGAATTTGGGGATAAGCCACTGTACGATACGTGGATTAAGCCCGCAATCGTGGGTATGAAAACGGAGTACACGCCCACGACTAAGTTCTAACATGTGAGGGTAGCATGTCAGATGTACTAACACTTGAACCCGACGACAACAACAAAAACAAAGAAAAGGACAAAGGTAACAGTATGCCGCACATTCAGTTTTCGGATCGTGATTTGCTTCGTGGTAAGGTCGTTGAGCCGGGATGGTATCTGGTTTCAATCGACAACATTGGTGAGGCACCGTCAAAGGATGGTGGCTCTACGAACTATCCCATCGAGGGAAAGATCGTAAAGAATGCGGATACCGGCAGCGAGGAATTCGCCGGTGTTCCGTTGGACTGGAACTTTAACAGCAAGGCCATTGGCTTTGCCGTTGGGTTTCTCGCCGCATTCGGAGTAACAGTAACCGCAGGTCAGCGGTTCGAGCTTGCCAATGCAATCGGCAAGTACGTTGAGGTGTTTGTGGAGAATGGCGAGTGGCAGGGTCGTATTGTCAATCGCGTGAACCACAAGTACAGGGCAGTAAGGAGTTAAGTGCCTAACTACAGCCACAGTAATAAAAACCATATGCAGAAGAAGCATGTGGTACATCGCATGGCAAATAAGACGATGTTTCAGGAAGGTGGCTGCTGGTTGTGGATGGGTAGTCAGGATGGTAGAGGATATGGACAGGTGCGTATCATCGTAGGATACAAACCGGAAAAAGTTCATAGAGTCGCCGCATTCTTTTTCTTGGGGTATACTGGCGAAGGTCAGATTAACCATAAAAGGGAATGCTTCAACAAACATTGTTGGAATCCTGACCATCTGTACATTGGAAGTCAACAGGAAAACGTGTGGGACCAAATGGCAACAGGTCGTATACGTATGAGCTACAAGTAGTGTAATACATGGGCCGGGGTAGTCGTGACCTACACTATCCCGGTCCAACTTTACAAGATAGGTCCAATTCAACTAAGGGATGTGTATGAAGATTTATTATGACACGGTAGGGGTGCAGGAAGAAATCGTTGACGTTCATACTGCTGATGAAGCGGCAGAGAAGGATGACGACATCGTACTCGATGATGACGACGAAGACGATGACGATGACGACGACGATGATGACACGGACGATGATGACGATGACGTAAATCCTGACGACAATGACGGTGAAGTCGTTTTGGATGAAGACGAACCTGCTAAGGACGACGAGAACTAGGTATTCATTGTGTGAACTCACCCAGTATTGACTTGGCCTTCAGACTGCCTAAACAATATTGGTATTGAGTAATTACACAGTGATAGGGGACGGCTCCAACTCTGCTATATGCAGGTAACGGGGTCGTCCCCGGCTTTTCACTAAAAGGATAAGGGGACAATGACTGAATCAGTAAAGGTAATCGGTCGTATTATTAAGGTGAGCGATACCGGATGGGGATTCATTTCCTCGAAGGATATTAAGTTCACTCGCATTTTCTTTCACTGGACACATTTGAGACAGGACACTCTACCATTTCCCGATATTCGTACTGGTATGATGGTGGAATTCACACCGTTGCAATTGCCGGGTAAGGGATATCGAGCCGTGCATATTCGTGTAATTGATAATCCCACAAAAGTAATGGAGGAAATGAATGAATCTGCCGGAATCGAATCAGATAATCTGTCCGTACTGCCTGAATAGTTCAAGTGACATGATGGAGCCAGTGACAATTCTTCACTGGTTCTGTTCGGTATGTGCGCGAATATTTACAATTGAGGAGTCCAATGAATCGGGTAAACACAATAGTTCAAGTACTGAAAATACTACAAGAGAAGATGCCACGAAAAGATCCAAAAGAACTGATGGATTTAGCCTACGAGATTGTCATGGCAATAAATCCGCCAAGAACTAAAATTACTGAAAAGAAAATCTACGATACAGGAGACCGTAGTGGAACGTAAATATGTCCCCGGACACGGGGGAGTAGGTGCAAAATTCATGATACTAGGTGATTCTCCATCGAGGGAGGATACTGTTTCGGGTAAGGCATTCAGTGGGCCGGCAGGTAGAGAATTAACACGCATTCTAGTGGATGCTAAGATTCCTCTACACGAAGTCTGGTTCACTAATGTATGTAAGTATGAAGTTCCACCCAACGAGGGTAAGAAGCGTGTATCATTTTTCGAGCGCGCTAAATCAATTGGAGTGGATTTAGACCAGCAAATTGCGGAGCTAAGGATTGAAATAAATGAGATTAAGCCTAACATTATACTCGGTCTCGGCGGGAATGTGTTATGGTCGATGTCCGGTCAGACTAAGATTTCTAAACACAGAGGTTCCATCTCAAGGAGTATGGGCGTTAAGTTTATTCCTACCTATAATCCCGCGCATCTTCTACCTCACATTAAGGGTGGAGAAATCAAGGGTTATTGGAACAGGCAACTGATAATCTTCGACGCGCAACGTGCGTACAAGGAATCAGCTACAGCTACTCTGGACTTGCCTAATCGAGTACTTCAGATTTGCAATAACTCAGGTGAGTTCTATGAGTTCATTGAGAGGTATAAGGGTAAGAATAAACTGAGTGTAGACATTGAAGCCGGTGGTCATTGTTTACCTATCTGTGTTGGCTTGGCTTTCAGCAAGTCACATGGAATGACGATACCTTTATGGAATGTGGATGGTATCAGTAATATTCCAGACAGTGACATGGGTGTCATTTGGATGATGTTGGCTAAACTACTATGGGAGAAGGACATTGTTGGACAGAATTTTAATTACGACCGGGATAAACTACGACGACTTGGCTTTGCGATTCAGCGAATCCACAGTGATACAATGCTCAAAGGATTCGCAATTAACCCTGAACTCCCAAAAGGGTTGGCATTCTTTACTAGTATCTACACCCGAGAACCCTTCTACAAGGATGAAGGTATGTATGAGGGGGAGATTAGAGATTTACTGCTTGGATGCGCACGTGATAGTTGCGTCACATACGAAATAAACGATGCAATGGATTCGGACTTAGATGAATTGGGAGTCAGGAAATTCTACGAGAATTTTCTATTGACTCTGCCCGATTTCTATGCCGAGATTGAGAGTAACGGATTCTGTATCGACAATGACAAACGAATGGAGTTGATACAGAAGTATGTAGAGTGGGACCAGCGACTCGGATTCGAGATGTTCCAGTTGGCTGGTCTTGACATTAACTGTGGCTCACCCACTCAGGTCTATGAGTTACTATTCAATCATTGGAAACTGCCTCGTCGTGATGGTACCAGTGAAGAAGAACTGACTAGTCTCTTGAACTTGAAGCATGGAGTAAAGGATGAAAGTCAAAGAATCTGGATTGAAAAGTGTCTCGAACGTAGACGTGTTAAAAAGACTATCTCGACCTACTTATTTGCCCTCGCTGATTATGATGGTAAGATGCGGACGACTTGTTTTATGTGCCTTGAAACCGGGAGAACGAGTACGGGCCAACAAGACCCACCAATCAGACCGAAAGTAGATTTAGTTGGTAAGGGTAAAGCGGCTGATATGAAAGTCATGGGAATTAGTTTCCAGACCATGACTAAACATGGTGATATTGGCGCTGATGTAAGGGGAATGTATACTCCCGAAAAGGGACATGTATTTGTTCAGTTGGATTCTTCACAAGCTGAAGCGCGAGTAGTCTTTAATTTGGCTACAGACGAACAGGCATTAAAGGATATAGACGAACATGACTATCACGCACTCACAGCTTCGTGGTTCTTTGGAGGCACAGAGGAAAGCTATTCTAAAAAAGTACTTGGTTACGAATCGCCGATACGGTTTGCAGGGAAGACTCTCCGCCATGCGGGGCATCTTGGAGCTGGCGCGCGTAGAGCATCAATTGAGCTTAATACCCAAGCCAGAAAATACAAGATTTCGCTTCCTTTCGCTGTTAACGAAGGGACTGCGGATAAAGCTCTTAAAATCTTCCACACGAAACAACCACTAATTCAGCGTGTATTTCACGCAGGAGTAATAGATGCACTTAAAGAGGGTAGAAAACTTACCGCTCCATTGCCATATGGAGTTGACGCAGAATGTGGGGGTGTACGTATTTTCTATGAGCGATGGGGAGATGACCTTTTCCGTGAAGCTCTATCATATATCCCCCAACGAGCAGTCACAGATAATACGAAAGCTGCGGGAATTAGAATCAAGCGACAATTTCCTGAAGCTAGAATTATTTTGGAAGCGCATGATGCGCTCTTATTCAGCGTTAGGATTGAAGTCGTTGATGACTTCATTACAATCGCAAAAAAGGAGATGGAACGACCGATAAATTTCCTGAAGTGTAGTCTATCTCGTAGGTTCCTTAAGATTCCCTGCGATGTAGAGATTGGTGAAAACTATAAGGACTTGAAGAAGTATAAGTTTCCACAACTCATAGAGCCACTGATTGTAGTCCCGCAAGAGACTAGAATCAAGACAATCACTGAACAGTTCATGGTGCAGGAGTGAGGTATCATGTCATGGTTAGACACACTGATGGAGCAACATTCAGAGTTAGAATCTCCCATGAACTTTTGGCTTTGGGGTGGTTTAGCTGCTATGTCAGCAGTAGTAAAGGATAACGTATGGATAGACCGGCACATTCACAAGTTGTATCCGAATATATACGTTATGCTACACGCCGACAGTGGCCTGAAAAAGGGGCCACCGATATCGATGGCGAAACAACTAGTGACTGGCGTAGGTGGTACGAGGATAATATCAGGACGTTCGAGTATTCAGGGCATCCTGAAAGAAATGGGAACGGCACAGACTCAACCGGGAGGAAAAGTACTAGCTAAGTCTACAGCGTTCATATGTAGTAGTGAGTTAACTAGTAGTCTAGTTGAGGATAAGGTAGCGACTGACATTCTGACTGACCTGTATGACAGGCAGTACAATATCGGTAACTGGCGTTCACTACTGAAAATGGAAACTTTCAATCTGAAAGATCCCACCATCAGTATGTTAACCGCTACGAATGAAGCCCATTCAGGGGATTTCTTCGGTAAGAAAGATTTACACGGGGGTTACTTTGCTCGTACCTTTATCGTATCAGCAACTAAACGGAATCGAGTTAACTCGCTACTCGTTCCACTAATGAATCCACCCAAGCTGGATGACTCGATTGAGTATCTTAAAGAAATAGCTAAGTTGAGTGGTCCATTTGCTCCACTCGCACTCAAGGAGCCGAATGAAATTTGCATGTTGCCATTCAAGGAACATGTAACGGGTGAGATGAATTACTTCAGTCCAGCCGGCTTGAAGTATCAGAAGTGGTATGAGGAGTTTAGTGAAGAATTACTAGACCCAGAGATGAAAGATGACACGGGTACCTTGAATCGATTTGGAGACTCCGTATTGAAGGTAGCCATGTTGTTGAGTTTGGCGCGTAGTCCCGAGCTGTACATCGATGAAGTCTCGATGCAGTCTGCAATTGAATATTGTAAAGGGTTAGTTGGGTCAGTAAGACACATGACCTATGGTAAGAAAGGACTGAGTGAGAGTAAGAGTATCAAAGGAATGATTATTGAGGAACTATTTGTAAGAGACTCACATCAGATTAGTCGTGCGATGCTACTCAAAAAGATGTGGAGTCACTATAAGGAGGCTAATGAGATAGATGAAATCATGATGTCATTCGACCAAGCTGGCATCATTAAAACAGAGAGTCTCGGGAATCAGATAATATACCTGATGCCCGAGCACATTGTTAAAGAACACCGCAAGTTGTTTAGTGGAAAGAGTAGTAAGTAATTACTTAATGGCCTCACCACCAGTGAATGTCCAAGGTTCGTATTCCTTTGGAATGTATTTACTAGTTGGTGCTCCCTTGTCGTAGGTCTGACTACCTGCGCCGAATGTAATAGGTGCGATTAGTGGTAACAATTTCGGATCTTCTTTAGCAAGTTCAAGTACGTCACCGACAATCAGCGGAACGAACAGTTGCATCGTCCTGTCACCCACTTGAAACGGTTGATGGGATGATGCATCTGCCATATCATAGGCAAATTTCATTACTGGATGTAATTTATTTACTGCAAAGTTCTGAGCGATAGTTCTTCTAGTAGGCGGTCTATATCCCTGACCAAGTTCAAAATCCTTACCAGTTGCAGACGATGTAGTGTGTCCACTCATTAGTCGGCTGACTGCTACGAAGTACTGTTGGAATCCCCCACCGAAATCCAACCGCGTATTTCCTACCTTGATTTTACCGAAGTCAGCACTATTAGGGTCAAGAGATACATCAGCCCCCGCACCCTTAGCAAGTGTACCAAGAGCGACATTGAATCCAACTACCGACAGTAATCCCTTGAGATACTGTTTCCTCACAAATGGGGATGCCATCATGTAAGTACCGGGATTCAACATACGAATACGAGATGCCACTAGTCTAGGAGAAAACAGAACGTCAGAAAGAATTGGAGCAATTCTCTCCGCTGATCTTTCCTTCCATACTATATGCCCACCTTCACCAAATCTACCACCCTCGACTCCGGGTGTAGCGACTTTAAGTGGACCCCTACCCGTGAGTGTATTAACTGCTGCTGCAATATCCTTCGCATATGTCAAATCAGTATATGGGTCTCTGGCTCCTGCACCTTTTGACTGAGAGTCACGATATGCATCCTTAATCAATCCTTCAAACGAGTCTGCACGAAGCTGATTCAAGAATGCAGTATACGCCCTGTTCGTGGCGCGTGAGTATCTTCCAATAGATTTTTGATATCCTCTCTGTAGTCCAGTTTCCTTGTTTACAAACGGTAAATCAGACCCAAGGAATCCACCAGTTTCAGCCCAATTAGATGCTATCGCTTCCTCTCTACTAGTAAGATGTGAATCCAAATCGGACAGTTTCATGTCAGCAATTTCAGCGAATGATTTAGTGAGTTTACCAGTAGATGAATCCCACTGACGTTGAAACAGTGGTCTACTGTTCAAGTCTTTAAGTGTTTTATTGAATGCTTCCTCACTACCCAACGACTTGAACATTGGCTTCATTGCAGCCCAGTATTTTGTACTAAATATCATTGGTAATCCTTGTCTGAGAGCAGCAGACAAGTCACCAGTAGTGGTCATACCACGAGCGAAGTTATACGCCTCACGCGCAACTGACGGTTTCTTCTCACCCTTAGTATTAGTCGATGGCTGCTCGCCGGTATTAATCTGTTTGACCTCTTGCATTTTAGCCGCTAGTTTCGGAATGTCCGCTACAGTTTGACCCTTCTCATTCTTCTTACTAAAGAATTTCTTAACATAGTCTACGAGAGTTGCATTTCCATCTGGATTGTGTCCAAACAA